AAAGGGGGGGTTTCACTGGGGGCTTCGCCCCCAATGAGGGAGTTCGTAGGATTTCTTTTATATTGCGGAGAGCGACCGAAGGGAGCTCGTAGAAATATTTTTAGTTTCATTTCTTTCTGATTCTACGGGTTTTTCTCATTTTACACGACTTGCCCTTTCCCTTGCCTTTGCCTTTGCCCTTGCTCTTTCCTTTGCCCTTGCTCTTTCCCTTGCTCTTTCCCTTGCCTTTTCCCTTGCGCCTGCGCTTGGTACTACCCCCTTTAACGCCACCCATACTACTTGGTACAGAATTGGTTGCTAAAGACTCTCCTCCGATTGAGTTGTAATTACCGGGGTGTACACTTAACGTACCACCAGTTTCTGAATAGGCGGCCGTACCATACCCAGCCGCACCCAGTGTACCACCATTAGTATACAAAGAAGGTGTTGAATTACTCATTTTCTATATAATTTATGTACATTATATTTTACAACACTCATGAGAGGTGGGTCGCACTCCACAATATTCCTACGAACTCCCTGCGGTCGTTCTCCGGAATATAAAAGAAATCCTACGAGCTCCTTTCAGTCGCTCTCCGGATTTTTCAATATTCATACGAGCTCCTCCATTGGGGGCAGAGCCCCCCAGTGAAAAAGCTCGTAGAAATATTACGTAGTAGACAACATATTACTCTTACGCAACTCTTTGAATAGTTGTATCAAAATGAACATATTCAAAATAGTCATAAATATGAGGAGCACATTATATATACATATAAACCATATATAAGGGTATATTTCATCGTAAATTATATTTACAACGGGCTTGACTATCTCTTTCGACATTTTCTTTATATCTTCCCTTCGAAAGAAAGAGGAAAATAATGTGTTTGTACTTTCAGTAAAGTTCATTCAGTAATATTACTATTAAATATCATTTTCTTTATTTTTTTTTACCTCATAAAATACATATATGAAGATATAATATTCCTATGAGCTCCCTCCATTGGGGGCGAAGCCCCCACCCAGTGAAACCCTCTTTGCTTCCTACTTTTGGATAGACATAGCCTATCTGAACAATAGGATAGTTCGAGCTAGTAGGATTTATTTTATATAACCCGAATGGGTATACCATCAATATTCCTACGAACTCCCTGCGGTCGTTCTCCGGAATATAAAAGTATTCCTACAAACTCATTATAGTTGTTCTTCTGAATATAAAAGAAACCCTACAAACTCCCTACGGTCGTTTTCCGGATTTTTCAATAACTCTATGGCAAGGCCTTATCTATAAAATAATTCATGAGTTTGTCTGTAAGAACAGGGTCGTTATCGTATATTTCGGTGTTCGGTCTTTGTTTTTGTGGTCTATTTTTACGATTGGTTGAAAGAAATCCTACTGGAACTCCTAAATACTCAAACCGTTTAGGGAGTTTTTGTTTCTCTACGTATTTGTCACCCCCGGTTTGACCTCTCGTGTATGTATTTATTCCATTCAAGTCACTCAACAAAACAATACTATTTGATATAGGTGGTATTTGTGAAAAGTACATGTATAAAATTATATATTACAGTCTGAGCTTTTTTACACACTAAAAAATATAGAGGAGCGGTCGCTCTCCGGATTTTTCAAAAACCACATTTTAATCCTGAAATTACTCTTCTCATTATTTTCACAACTATGGTTACTCCATTTTTCGCGCCTTTCTCTATAGCCGGAAGGTTCAATTTCAGTAAATTCAAAGAACTATTTACAACTCCTTCTAATATCTCCGCGTCAGTCTCTTTGATAGGTATGATTCCCGATTCAATAATCGTATTAATCGTAAATTGGATGCAATCTATTATGTTAATACTCTTATGTTCAAAGTCGTGAATATAAATAGTTGATATAATGTAAATCAAGTCTGGTATATCACCCACCACTATTTGCCTCTTTACCATTATATCATTTATTTTAGTGGATATTTTTTCAAATGAATCCGGGTTGTCATTCATCATTTGTTTGATGAATTTTACTTCATTTTCATTGAGTTTGAGAATATTATTGGATTCAAGACTTATGATTTTTGCCGTCAAGATTTCCACTATATTTATTATATTGGCAAATGTGTTAACCAGTTCAGTATTATTGTTATTACCAGTTACTTCCATATTGCGTTATATATTATTATCCTATAAATATACACATAATCTGATTTTTTATATTATTGAAAAATCCGGAGGAGTGGCCGAAGGCCATGACGTAGGATTTCTTTTATATTTCGGAGAGCGACTGCAAGGAGTTCGTAGAGATATTCAGAATAACAACTATAATGAGTTTGTAGGAATATTAAAAAATCCGGAAGAGTGGTCGAAGGCCACGGCGTAGGATTTATTTTATACATAAAAAGCGGTGCTCTTCTAAATGACCAATAATATATATTGATGAATCTTCGCAATCAAATCAATATTGAACCAGATGATATTACAAGTAATTCTAGTACCCGCAGAAATATCGAATGGTCATATGAAAACGAAGAAATGTTAGCCGAATGGGGTGATATAGCCCAGTGTTACAAATGGCTGAATACCGAAACATACAAATATTACAAAAACATGAACTCTTATTTGACTATACCATGCATTGTATGTTCCACGATTAGTGCCTCCGCTTCGTTCGGTATTCCAAACGTCCCCTTTGAGTATCAATATATACTGCCTTATTTCATTGGGAGTATTACAATTTGCATAGGAGTCATTACTACCGTTCAACAGTTTTACCGACTATCTGAGTTGAAAGAGGCCCATCGTATTTTAGCAGTAGGATGGGACAAAATGGCGCGTAATATTCGTATTGAACTCTCAAAAACCCCAATGGAAAGAACCGATGCAAGGCACTTTATTAAATTCACGCGCATCGAGTTTGAACGTCTCATGGAAAATAGTGAGCTAATTCCAGATTGTATTATATACAAATTTAATAACAAAGTCGAAAGAGACGAGGCGAAACCTATCAATAGCAAATTCAATAAAACGGCATTGAAGAAACCGGATATATGCGATAGAATTGTAAGTATAAACAAAACCCGGCGTAAATGGTTTCAGAGCGATTTGGAAAATGGTTACAGCTACGATACAAGAGACAGTTGTTTATATCACTCCGGTAGTCCACGTAAAAAGTTGTCGTGTAAAAAGTCGCGTTCAAATAGTTATGTGGACCCCAATGAAAGAATAAAGAAAAGTGAATATATAGTGGACTTGAGGTCGCTAAGGTATACGAAGCCGCCAATTGAGCCTTGTTTTAAGATAGATAGTGTATTTGTGAAAGATGGAGGCGGCAAGTACAATAGTAATAGTGATTTAGAATTATACAATAATAATAAGAATGTCTATATGAACGCGGATACTATTTTACAGAAGTTAGATAGCGATGAATGTATTCAAGATGCGAATGTTAGAGACTCCTCTAATGTTGTAGTTGAAAACACAGGAGAGCGACCGGAGGGAGCTCGTATAGATATTGATGTAGTAGATGGAGTCAATAGTCTTGATAAGTGTCCATATGATAGTTTACCGATTTGAATATTCCTACGAGCTCCCTTCGGTCGCTCTCCGAAATATAAAAGAAATCCTACAATCTCCCTTTGGTCGATTTCCTGATTTTTCAATATTCCTACGAGCTCCCTTCGGTCGCTCTCCTGATTTTTCATTCATATCAGTAAAGGGTTAAAAACAAACAGTATTTTTCTTACACATAATAAATCAAAATAATATTTAAATGGAAAACACCGCTTTAGAAAAACCCGTACCAGAGAATTTTGAGAAAATCATCCTCGATTTAACTGCCGATTTATCTGCCACTTTCCCCGAATATAGCCATTTATGGAATAAATGGACAGCAAAGGTTCTCCAAGACCATACCTCCACCGAGAAAGAACATGTGATATACACACTATATCAGTATTGTGTGTCCTTTTATCCAAAACGGTTCTTTGATATTCTTTATAATAATGAAGATATTTTCAAAGAAGACTCATTGCAACCGACGTTTTTCTTACCTGAAGTAGAATTCAAACTCCTATTTAACTGTGAAAATGTCAGTGATAAAACCCGTAAAATTATGTGGAATTATTTGCAACTAATATTGATGACGGTGATTGGTTCGGTGGATTCGAAAGACATGTTCGGAAGTTCTACTGAACAGATGTTTGAAGGTATTGATGAGAAAGAGCTTTTTGAGAAATTGAATGAAACGATGGAAAGTATGGGTAACTTTTTCCAATCAATGACGGGACACGAAACCCATAATCCGACATCTTCGGAGGATGAGGCAAATACTACTAATTCTGACAATACTAATCCAAAAGGAAAGAAAGCAAACAGAGAAGATGCAGACGACGAAGACGACAGCAACGATGAACCATTTAACCCCTCGGCTTTCTTTGAAAAAATAAAAGGAATGCCGGACATCAATGATATTTATGGACATTTAAAATCTTTATTTGAAGGTAAAATCGGGTCTTTAGCGAAAGAACTTACGGAAGAAATAAGCAAAGATATGGAAAACATATTCGGGGAAGAAGGTGATACCCAACCGACTTCGACAAAAGAAATCATTGAAAAACTCATGAAAAACCCGGAAAAAATGACCAACCTCATCAAAACCGTGAGTAAAAAACTCGACAGTAAAATTTCATCCGGTGAAATCTCCAAGGATGAACTATTGAAAGAAGCCACAGAGCTAATGGATAAGATGAAAACGATGGGTGACTCCAAAGATTTCCAAGAAATGTTTAAAAATATTTCAAAGATGGCAGGGATGGGCGGGGGTAATAAAACAAAATTCGATATGAACGCCTTCCAGCAGAAAACAAAACATAGTTCTGCAAGGGAGAAACTGAAAGAAAAGATGTTGAAAAGGAGGGCGTTCAGTTGGAGAATGCGATTGCGAAATCATCTCTCCACAAAATCGCGGATGAGCCGACTGCGTCACCCCCACCATCTAGCTCTTCTTCTTCCTCTGTGAAATACACTCTTTCGGATTCAAAGAATCCGAATAACTATAAATTTTCAGTAGATGGGGGTGTGAGCAAAGACGAAATAACTCCGCTTCAGTTTCCGAATAAATCGGCGGATTCGGAAGGTGCTTCTAATAAAGCGCCTGTCCATAAGGTTTCAAAGAAAAAGGGGAAAAAATAATTTCACCATTTAACGGGTATAGAACCAACTATGGATGTAAACAATATTCCTACGAGCTCCCCCATTGGGTGCGAAGCCCCCAGTGAACCCCCATTTTGCTTCTTACTTTTGGGTAGGCCTAGTCTACATGTTATACAATAATTTTAAAAATTCATATACATTGTATCAATTGGATAATAATAAAGAAATACAAAATAAAATCGGTCGTTCTCCGGATTTTTCAATATTTCTACGAGCTCCCTTCGGTCGCTCTCCGCAATATAAAAGAAATCCTACGAACTCCCTACGGTCGTTCTCCTGATTTTTCAATATTTCTACGAGCTCCCTTCGGTCGCTCTCCGCAATATAAAAGAAATCCTACGAACTCCCTACGGTCGTTCTCCGGATTTTTCAATGTGGGAGCTCGTAGGATTTCCCTTATATTTATACATAATGACTAATTATATAGAGTTGTAATATTTTCTTCATATATGCTTTTTTCAAAATTCATAAACCTTCCTATTTTTATAATGAGCTTTTTAGTAGGGCTATTTGTGGTATTTTATTCAATGTCAGGGGATATAAGGAAGGTGTATGTTTATCCTACACCTGAAAATGTTCATATACTACAGTTTAAAGACAATGTTGGAAATTGTTTCGAGTTCAAAGAAACAGAAGTTATATGCCCCAAAGACGAGAAAAATATAACACATTATGTTCCTCAGTAATAATATTCCTACGAACTCCCTCATTGGGGGCGAAGCCCCCAGTGAAACCCCCCTTTTGCTTCTTACTTTTGGGTAGGCGTAGCCTACCCGAAAAGTAGGATGCGGTCGTTCTCCGGATTTTTTAATATTCATACGAACTCCCTCATTGAAAAACCCAAAGAGCGACTGAATCTTACTTTCGGATAGGCATGGCCTACCCGAAAAGTAGTATTTATTCGCTCTTTGGGTTTTTTGATATTTCTACCACGTGTTTTTTTACCACTCTTCCTGGATATACGAGATGGTTTTATTGAAAAATTCGAATGGGTGGACGAAGGCCACGACGTAGGATTTCTTTTATATTCCGGAGAACGACCGCAGGGAGTTCGTAGGAATATTGGACGATAACGTCTCTTTTTCGTTTTCAACTTTGGTTTATAACCACCAGTAGTACTAGTAACATGAGTAGAGTCTTCTTCAGTATCTGGTGGTTCGTGTAAACTGATTTTTATATCACTTCCATCCGATTCATTACTCTGTATCTCGGGTGTTTTAGTTGCATCCGGTATCTCTGGTGAAATATCATGTTGGGGGTCTTCTTCTATGATTTCTTCTAATAGTCTTGTAATACGAAATAGTTCGTATTTTATTATTGCTGTAGATTGTCTATGTATGGTATTTTGTGTCGGGTTAAGAAATTTATCTAAAAAATTATTTATATTCCTTAATTTCAAATTTAGAGAGTTATATTTTGTTGTATCGCCCTTATGTTTTTCTACTATTTTTTTTAAATAACCTTTTATTGACGTTATAAATGAATCAATTTGATTATTTCCTAATATATCATCAGTTATTGATTCTTTAGTTTGACTTATTATGTCATTCATAGTCATTCCTTCTACCAAAGGTACCTTAGTTTGTACGTCAATTAAAGTATCATGCAACTGTTTTGAGTTATATAAACCTGGACGTTTTTGTTTTTCTGTTTCAATACAGCCTTTTTCGGTAGACATAAGTTCTGTTAACTGACGTTTAATTTCTGTTATATTATCGACACGTGACGGACTTCTTTGTAATAAAAGTATCAAAAACCTATACAGTATACCATATTTATTTTTATCAGTAATACGTTTCAATATTCGAATCAAATATACAACTTCATACTCTCTCGGTGGTTGATATTTATTATTAAATAGTGTTTTGTATGATACATCGTCTTCTATATCAGTTATAAATAAAAAATTATATGTTTCTAATGTGTCATATTTAATCATGTCAGACATAGTTATTAGTTTTGAATGTTCGACAATCAATCCACTATGATATAGTTCATTTTCTAAAAGTCTATCAGTTATATTATAAAATAGTCTGTTTATAGTAAATAAGTCATTTTCTCCTACTATATCTGTATAATCTCTAACGCAAATTAAATAAATATTTAAAAATAAACTTTTATATTCAGTAAGTAAAGTGATAATATCTATTCTTTTTGTAAATAATGGGTGTACCATTTTGTAAAAAAGTTTTTTTGCATTAGATAAAAATATTCTATCTACATAGTATTGTTCATCTTCATAATATTTGATATATTCACCAGTTTTACTTAACATAAAGTTAAAAACGCATCCCATACCAAATATATCTATAGTTTTTTTGTATTTATCCCACATGTCAGTATATTTACCTAATGATTCATGTACTGATAATACCAATCCCTCTTCATATTGGTGTTTTGAAAATGTATAGCCAGAAGACGTAAATTTTAAAAAATCTTTGTAGGCGATTTTATCTAAAACCGAAAGTCTATAGTAATTATATCCTACATTTTCGTTATCATAATTTTCGCTAGATTTTTTATAAATAGAACACATACTCATTTCTGGGGGATGTACATAACTACCTTTATTCACATTTGTTATTTTATATCGGTCTGTAATTTCGGTACTGGTTGTATCTTTTACTTCTATATCATATAGAACTGGTGTACTTGCTGATACACCAAAATCAATTACTTTTAGTATATTTTTACGAGGCACATTATCAGAGTAGTCAATCAAAATACTATATGGATTCAATGAATTATGATATAGTTCATTCAACCTTAACTCTGCTAAAAATAAAATTAAGTTGTAACTATAGTACCAAAATTCGAGTACATGATTATAATTTCTCGCGTGGTGTGTTCTGTCGCGGTATATTTTAATTTTTTTAGTAAAATCAACTAATGTAATACCATTACTCGAGATAGTTAACATTTGATTTAGTTCTTCGTCTTCTAATGTGCATTTTGTACTGTCTGTGGTTATAACCTTTTTAGCAGATGTTGTAATTGGACATGAATTATACTTTAAATGATAATTATAAACAGGGTCAATCTCGTCTAATTTTCTATAAATTTCTTTTTCATTTTCTAGTAAATCTGTTGTAGTAATCTTTGTTATACCATTCTCTACATCTTCTGGACTACAGGGAATACTAGGTTTATAATAACAT